AGACAAGCACGGCATGGCTGATCTCGGCCGCCAGCTGATCGAGGGTGGCCGCAGCCTCGACGAGGCTCGCGCTGCTGTGCTCGAGAAGATCGGCGCCAAGCCCGTCGAGACCGTGGCACCCGTTGAAATGGCTGCTCAGGAGCGTGCCTCCTACAGCATCACCGCTGGCATCCGCGCTGCCCTGACCGGCGACTGGTCGAGCCGCGAGGCTGGCCTTGTGCGCGAGCTGTCCCGCGAGGTGGAGAAGTCCGGCGTCAGCAAGACTGCCGAGCGCTCCTTTTTCGTGCCTTTCGCCGCACTGGCCAAGCGCGCCACCTACGTGACTTCCGGCGCCACCACCGGCGGCAACCTGGTTGCCACCGATCTGCTGGCTGATGACTTCATCGAGTATCTGCGGAACAACTCGCTGATGCTCAGCTTGGGCGTGCGCACCATGCCCGGCCTGGTCGGCAACGTGGCGATCCCCCGCCGCTCCGGTGTGGCTTCGACCTACTACCTGAGCACCCAGACCACTGCCATCACCCAGTCGGAGTCCACCTTCGATCAGGTGACCATGGCTCCCAAGAACCTGGCTGCCCTGTCCAAGTACAGCCGCCAGACCCTGCTCCAGGGCACCCCTGGCATCGAGGAGCTGGTGCGCCGTGACCTGACCGATGGCCTGAACCTGGCTGTCGATCTCGGCATCCTCAACGGTTCCGGTTCTTCCGGCCAGCCCACCGGCATCCTGCAGACCTCCGGCATCGGCTCGGTGGCGATGGGCACCAACGGTGGCGCCATCACGCTGGAGAAGCTGGTGGATCTCGAGACCGAGGTGATGATCGACAACGGCGCCGTGAACCGCGATGCCGTGGCCTATGTCACCAACGCCAAGGTGATGGGCGCTTTGAAGAAGCTGCGCGCAGGTGGTTCCACCACCGGCGACGGCCCCTTCCTGGTCAACAGCGTTCCCAACGCTCTCGGCCGCGGCCCTGCCGGCACCCAGATCAACGGCTACTCGATCGGCGTGACCAATCAGGTTCCCAGCAACCTGACCAAGGGCACCTCCAGCGGCGTTTGCTCTGCTGTGCTGATGGGTGACTTCAGCCAGGCCATGGTCGGCTTCTGGGGCAACGGCCTCGAGATCACCGTGGGTGAGGATCAGGACGACTTCAGCAAAGCGCTGACCTCTGTCCGCGGCATCATCACCTACGACGTGGCCGTGCGGCACGCTGAGAGCTTCGCTGCCATCCTCGACGTCACCACCGCCTGATAGGAGACGGGGCCGGGCAACCGGCCCCCTTTTTTTCTGATGAAGGTACTTCTCACCCGCTCCTGCGCTGCTCAAGGGCAGCACCTTGAGGAGGGCAAGGTCTACGAACTGGCTGGCGAGGTGGCTGCGGAGCTGCTGCGCATCGGCCGGGCCGTGGCGGCACCTGCTGAGGAGCCGAAGGCGAAGCCCGCACGCAAGGTCAAGGCCGATGGCGCTGAGTGAAGACCTTTCGGTATTCCTCAACGACTTCGGTGTGACCTGCACCGCTGGCGCTGTGACGGCGCTGGGGATTCTGGACATGCCGAGCCAGATCATCTCCGGCGACATGGTGCTGAGCACCGACTACAGCCTGACGGCCCGCGCTGCCGATTTTGGCGGCTTGAAGTACGGCGACAGCATTACGGTCGCGGCGGTGGCCTACACCGTGCGCGAGACGCGCCTGATCGACGATGGCGCTTTCGTTGAGATCGGACTGCAGAAGGTATGACGACCCGCCGCGAAACGATCCTGGCTGCCGTGCGCACGGCACTGACCGGCACCACGGGCGTGAGCACGCGGATCTACCGCTCGCGCGTGGAGCCGATCTCACGGGCCGAGAGCCCGGCGATCGTGGTGGAGCCGCTGAGCGACAACGCGGCGCAGAACACCGCGCTGCCAACGCTCGACTGGAGCATGACGGTGCGCGTGACGGTGATCGTGCGCGGCGCGATTCCAGATCAGATCGCCGATCCGATCATCGAGAGCCTGCACGCAAGGCTGATGGCTGATCTGACGCTTGGCGGCTACGCGATCGACATTCAACCGATCAGCGTCACCTTCAACTTCGCCGAAGCAGATGGCGCAGCTGGTGAAATCCAGTGTGATTATCGTGTCTTGTACCGCACGGCGGTCGCAAACCTCGCGAGTGCATGATGGCTACGATGGTGGATGAATACTGGGGTCAGGGCGGGACTTATCTCGCCGATCCCAAAACCGGCAAGCGGACGCTCCTAGAGCGGACGGAGCCGGCCCAACCCTCCCAACCTGACGAGGTAGAGAGCAATGCCGCTCCTGAGCCGCAAGCGCCTGATTCTGGCGAAGACTGAGACCACCTACGGGACCGATCCGACGCCAACCGGGGCAGCGAACGCGATCCTGGTGCGCAACCTCGAGATCACCCCGCTGCAGGCCGATACCGTCACCCGTGACCTAATCCGCCCCTATCTGGGCAACAGCGACCAGCTGCTGGCGCAGACCCGCGTCGAGGTGACCTTTGAGGTGGAACTGGCCGGCTCTGGCGCTGCTGGCACTGCTCCTGCCTACGGCCCGGTGCTGAAGGCCTGCGGCCTCTCTGAGACCGTCTCGGCCTCCACCAGCGTCACCTATGCGCCGGTGAGCTCGAGCTTCAGCTCGGTGACGATCTACTTCCACAACGACGGCATCCGCCACAAGGTGACCGGCTGCCGCGGCACCTTCGAGCTGTCGGCTGAAGTCGGCCAGATCCCGGTGATCAGCTTCACCATGACGGGCATATACAACGCCCCGACCGATGAGAGCCTGCCCACCCCTACCTATGCCAACCAGGCTGCACCGCTGATCTTCAAGAACGGCAACACCTCGAACTTCTCGATCTTCAGCTACAGCGGCTGCCTGCAGTCCCTGAGCTTCCAGATCGCGAACGAAGTGGTCTACCGCGAGCTGGTCGGCTGCACGAAGGAATCGCTGATCGTGAACCGCGCGCCTGCTGGCGACGTGGTGATCGAGGCGCCGACCATTACGGCCAAGGACTTCTTCGCGATCGCGACGGGCTCCAGCACTGGCTCGATCAGCTTCCAGCACGGTGCAACAGCCGGCAACATCGTGACCTTCACGACTGCGCAGGCTGACATTGCCAACCCCAGCTACTCTGACCAGGACGGCATCCAGATGCTGAACCTGCCTTATGTTGCGGTGCCCACCAGCGCCGGCAACGATGAGCTGAGCCTGGTCTACACCTGATCTAAGGAGCTACTGCATGGCTTTTGTTCTCGCTCAAACTGAGAGCTACAGCTGGCCGGTCACCGTCGAGTTCCCCATCGATGGTGGCCGGTTCGAGAAACAATCCTTCGATGCAGTGTTCAAGCGCCTGCCTCAGACCCGGATCCGCGAGATCTGGGATCTGATTCAGGCCGGTGAGCTGAACGACGATGAGCTCTGCGCCGAGGTGCTGACCGGATGGAAGGGCATCCAGGACGCCAAGGGTGAAGAGGTGCGCTTCAGCGAGAAGGCGAAGGCCGACCTCTTGAACGTGCCTCTGGTCGCCGCTGCCGTGGTGACGGCATGGCTGGAGAGCCTGGCGAAGGGCAAACGAAAAAACTGACCGAGGCCGCCGAGCACTGGGCCGGCGGCGGTGTCGTTGATCAGTCGGGTGATGATGCGGCTGCCTTCGGCCTCGAGCTGCCGGAGCGGCCGGCGTCAGATGACTTCGAGGTGTGGCCTGAGAACTGGGATGCGGTGGTGATGTTCCTGCGCATCTCGACGCAGTGGCGCACCTCGATGGGTGGGCCGATCGGGCTCGATTACGGAGCTCTGGAGTGGCTCTTTAGACTGTACGAAGTGAAGGAGCCGCGCTCCCTCCTGGAGGATCTGCAGGTGATGGAAGGCGCGGCACTGACGGCGATGGCGAAGGAGGACTGAACCCATGGCGATGTCCCTCGACACGGCGATCAAGTTCACGGCGAAGCTGGAAGGGCAGGGGCTCGACCAGCTGAAGCGCAGCCTGCAAGGGCTGACGCAGCAGAGCAACGTGAGCAAGCGTTCGCTCGACAACCTCTACACGGCCACCAAGGCGCTGGGCAGCAGCTCAGGCAACACCATCGCAGGGCTGCAGAAGACCGCGGTGGCGCTGCGGGCCTTGAGGGATCAGGCGGAGTTTGGCAGCCGGAAGTTCAAGCTGCTGAGCAAGGATCTCGAGTCTGTCGAGCAGCGCCTCAAGAAGTTCCAAAACACCGCGGAGAAAGGCGGCGGCCTGAGCCGTGGCGGAGCGGCGCTGGCGGGCTTCGCAGGTGGTATAGCCGGCTCGATCGCGGCAAGCGCGCTCGGCAGCGCTCAGCAAGCTGTGACGGGCGTTGCAAGTGTTGGACTGGCCGCTGAAACCGCTCAGGCGCGCATCAGAGCGCTCTCTAACGAGTTTGGCGAGTACAACCAGGTTCAGGCATCGGTGGCGCGCATTGCCACCACACTGCGGCTGAGCAATACCGAAGCGGCCGACAGCTTCGCTTCGCTTTACGCCAGCCTGCGCCCCACCGGCATCACGGTGGAGGAACTGGAGAAGGCCTTCATCGGGTTCTCGGCTGCTGCGCGCAACAGCGGCGCCACCGCGCAGGAAACCAGCAACGCGCTGATCCAGCTGAAGCAGGGCCTCGCGTCCGGCGTGCTGCAAGGTGAGGAGCTGCGCTCGATCCGTGAGCAGGCGCCGTTGGCTGCGCAGGCGATTGCCCAGGAGCTGGGTGTCTCGATCGGCGAGCTGAAGAATCTGGCCGCTGAGGGCAAGGTCACCACAGACGTGGTGTTGAGCGCGCTCGGCAAGCTGCAGGACACACAGCTCGGCAAGCTGAACCAGCAGTTCAACACTGGCCAGCAGGCGATCAAGGACTTTCAGGTTGCGAGCGAAGAGCTGGGCAAAACCCTGTCCCGTATCTTCGGCCCTACAGCCGTTGCCCTGCTGCGCAATTTCACGGGCGTGCTGCGCGATGCGACGGACATTCTGGGCTCGATCACGGGCGACGGTGATGCCGGGCGCCGCGCTCAGCTCCGCGTCGAAGCACAGCAGAAGGCCGCTCGAGAGACCGATCAACGCTTTGGAGCGTTCAGCTTTGACCTTGGCGGCAAGAACCAGTTCTTCCTGAAGCGTCAGCAGGAGATCTATCAGGAGCTGCTGGCGGCCGATCAGAAGCGCGACCAACAGCAGACCCTCAGCGGCGACCAGCGCGAAGCCCGTGAGGCTGCCGCGGCCGAGCGTGAGGCTGCACGCCAGCGCGCGCGCAAGGAAGCGCTCGAGGATGAGCTGAAGATTCGCAAGGACACCGAGGAGAAGCTTGGCGATGCAGCCCAGCGCCGGGCCGAGCAGCTGGCGGACTTCCAGCGCGAGACGGCCAAGCGTGCCGCAGCGCTTGAGCGCGATCTCGGTGACGAGCGGCTGAAGATCGAGCGGCAGATTGCCGACACCCGCACCAAGCTGCAGGCGGTGATCGAGGATCGCCAGCTGGAGGCTGAGCGCCAGCGGCTGGCTGCGGCCGGGCTGTCCACCGAGGGCATCGATACAGCCCGCGAGGTGAAGGAGATCTTCCGCCGCTACGACCAGCAGCGGATCGAGAACGACCGCAACGCGGTGGATGCGCAGACCGACCTGCAGCGCCGTCTTGAGGAGTACAAGATCAGCGTGGCCGAGGGCATCGGCAAGATCCAGGAGGGCTACGCGCGCAGCGTGAGCAACATCCTGCAGGACGCAGGGGAGAAGCTCGCAGAGAAGATGCGCCAAGGCGCGCAGGATGCCGCTACAACGCTCGGCGGCGCAGGTGGTGGCGCACCCGGCGCACTGGGGCCGAATCAGCTGATGCCGGGCTCTGTAGGCCGCGGCCAGCTGAAGGTGGGCCAGCTGAAGGCGCTCGCAATGGCGGCCGGCTTCAACGACCGCGATGCGTCGATCATGGCGGCGATCGCCATGGCCGAGAGCGGCGGCCGCAGCGCCGCGCACAACAACAACGCGGCGACCGGCGACAACAGCTACGGCCTCTGGCAGGTCAACATGCTGGGCCGGATGGGACCGGAGCGGCGCCGCAGCTTCGGCATCGGCAGCAACGAAGCTCTGTTTGATCCGGCTGTGAACGCCAGCGCCGCGCGCAAGGTCTTTGAGAGCCAAGGCTTCGGCGCCTGGTCGGTGTTCAAGTCCGGTGCATACCGGCAGTACCTGCCGGCTGCCATGCGCGCGCAGGCTGGTGCTCCGCCGGCTCCGATGCTGCCGGGCGCTGCTGGCGCTGCCGGCGCGCTGCCGGCTGGTGTACAGCAGGCCGGTGGCCGGCTCGACGCAGCGCTGAATGAGAGCAAGCGGCAGCAGCAGCTGCTCAACGAGCAGCAGACCCTCGCCGCGCTGGAGCAGAAGTACGGCGCGATCACCGAGGCGCTCAGCAGCCAGCAGGAAGTGGCCGCAAACAAGCTGCGCGATGAGCTGCGCTACGCCGAGCTGCTGCGCAACGGCATCAGCCCCGAGCTGGCTCGGCAGCGCGTGGAGCTGGAAGCAACGGCTGCGATCGAGCAGACCAAGCTGCTGGCGCTGGAAGCGGAGCTGCAGGCAAAGATCGCCACCTTGCCGGTGGAGAGCAGCCTGCGGCAGGAGCTCGAGAAGCAGGTGGAGGTGATCGAGCAGCGGCTGAACCTGCAGGGGCAGGTCGTCGATAAGACGATGGCGCTCACTGAGGCTGAGCGAAAGGCAAACGATGAACGTGAGCGGCAGGAGCGCACGATCGACGCGATCGCCAACAGCATCGGCAGCGGTCTGGGGCAGGTGTTCGATCTGCTCGCATCTGGCACCGACGACTGGGCTGAGAGCCTCAAGGGCATCGCCAGCGGTGTGCTGAAGGACATCGCGAAGCAGCTGTTCCAGATCTACGTGATCGAGGCGGCAATCAAGGCGCTGAAGGGCTTCCTGAGCGGCGGCACCGATGCAGCCGGCAACTCGGTGCCCAACCTGAGCGGCTTCGCCAACGGCGGCATCATGACCTCCAGCGGCCCGGCACCGCTCAAGAAGTATTCCCAGGGCGGCATCGCCAACCGGCCGCAGCTGGCGCTCTACGGCGAGGGCAGCAAGCCTGAGGCCTACGTGCCGCTGCCTGATGGCCGGCGCATCCCGGTGGCGCTGCAGGGGCAGGACAAGATGCGCGAGGTGATGGGTGCCGGCCCGGCGCAGGGCGCCACCAGCCCGGTGCTGAACATGAGCTTCCAGACCACCAGCATCGGCGGCGTGGAGTACGTGAGCCGCGATCAGCTGGAGGCGGCCATGGCCGAGACCCGCCGCGCTGCATCCCGCGATGGCGCCAAGCGTGGCATGACGATGACGCTCGATAAACTGCAGCAGAGCCCGTCAACCCGTACCCGTGTGGGGCTGCGCTGATGGCTGAACAGTTCCCCCGCATCAAGCCCACCACCCGCGCCTTCAAGCTGGGCAGCTTCCCGGTGAAGGTCTACCGGGCGCTGTCGGGTGCGACCGTGAAACGCGCCTTCGGCAACCGCGCCACCGGCTTCGAGCTGCAGCTCGGTTTCGACAACATTCCGGACGCCACCACCGAGCAGCTGCTGGCGCACTACAACGGCAGCTCTGGCGGCTTCGATCGCTTCACCCTGCCGGCTGATCTGTTTGTCGGCATGACCACCAGCCTGCGCGGCTACATCCAAGCGCCGACCAGCATCCGGTGGGAGTATGCCGGGCCGCCTGAGGTGCAGTCCGTCTTCACCGGCCGCAGCCGCGTTTCGATCACCCTCATCGGGGAGCTCGACTACTGATGGCTGAGCTGCGGATCTGCCAGTTCTTCAAGCTCCAGACGACGGATGGCGTCACCCACCGCTATCAGAACTACTTCGTCGGCCAGAACGCCTCGCTGCTGAGCGAGAGCTACAGCTTCGCGCCATTCCGCGCTGAGGGTGCGCTGGCCACGCTCAACGGCGAGAACGCGCAGCTGCAGGTGCTGTTCCCGCACGTCGACTTCGCGCTGGTGCTGGTGGAGCGCGGCGACGGCAACCGGCTCAGCGAGCTGACGCTCACCACCGCCTGGCTGAACGCCAGCGGCAGCATCACCAACACCGCCACCGACTTCTACATCGGGCTCGGCGCCAGCTTCAGCGACACCACGATCGAGCTGCGCTTCCGCTCCGCGATCGACAGCGTGGGCTCATCCTTCCCCGGCCGCAGCTTCACCCGCGACATGGTGGGACCGCTGCCGCTCAACTCGGAGCTCTACCTGCGATGAACGATCTGGTCGGCCTTCGCTACGGCTGGGGACATCGGCCGGGCGATGGCAGCGGCTGCACCGACTGCTTCCAGCTGGCGTGCGAGGTGCGCGACCGACTGGGGCTGAGCGACTACCGCGAGCGGTTCGCGTGGGTCTACCGCGATTGGACGGAGCAGACCTTTCCCCGCTCGATGATCATCCGCTGGGTGCTCGAGCACGGCAGCAGGCTGGAGAAACCCCGCCGCGGTGCGATCGCGCTGCTGCCGACTGAAGCTGGCGCTGCCCTTGGCACCTATCTCGGCAGGGCGCTGCTGTTCATCGGACCGGGGCAGAATGTAGTGCAGGCGCCGCTGCCTGATGGTGTGGCGCGCTTCTTCTGGATGGATCGATGACGCGCAAGCTGCTGCCCTACGAGCACGAGCTGATCGAGATCCTGAAGATCAGCAAGGAGGAGTATCTCGACTTTCTCGCGGTGCAGCACGACTTCACGCGATCGCGTGAGGAGAAGCTGCAGGAACTGCGCGCTGAGCCGATCTCGATCATCCTCGCGGTGGTCGGCATCATCCTGCAGGCGGTCAGCTACCTGCTGGCACCCAAGCCGGAGCTGGAGCAGAAGAACCAGCGCCAGCGCCGTGATCAGGTGTTCGCGCCGCGGTTCGGCTTCAACTCGCAGCAGGAGCTCGCCAAGTACGGCGACACGGTGAACCTGGTCTACTGCAACACCGATGACAACCCGACCGGCGGCGTGCGCGTGGCCACCTCGCTGATCTGGTCGGCTGTTCACTCTGAAGGCTCGAGCCAGTTCATGCAGATGCTGGTAGCTGTCGGTGCTTCCGACATCCAGCGCATCGCAGCGGCGCGTATTGCCTTTGGCCAGACACCGATCCGCCAGCTGGCAGCCGGCAAGACCTGGGCCTACTTCGGTGCTGACCGGCCGCTGCGCTTTGTCGATCTGATCCGCGGCGATGAGACTGACCCGACGCGCACGGGTGAAGCGGCCAGCAGCGCTGCGTACCGGGCGACACTGATCGGCGATCAGCACACTGATGGCTTCAGCCAGGCCTTCTCGCCCAGCACCATGACGCGGTTCGGTGTGTTCGCGCCGATCCCGATCAACGTCAACTACATCGACCGCGATGAGGATGGCGACGAGCGCGATGCACCGGTCGGCATCGAGATCGACGGGCTGAGCGCTTACTGGCCGAGCAACGTGCTGAACGACGCGCGGCCGGTGGTGCCTGTGGGTCAGCGCATGACGCTGATCTTCCGGCGCATCACATCCACCCAAAGCGACACGGCACGGGCGGCGCGTGAGCTGCGCCGCACCCTGTCGAGCTACATCGATGCGGCCAGCACCTACAAGCTGGGCAGCGCCAAGTTCCGCGTGGCGGCTGCGATCAAGAACGTCGAGCTCGACGATGGCTCCATGCGCGTGGCGATGGAGTGCATCGAAGCCGGGATCTGCCCTAGGGAGGATTACAACACCCTCGACTTCAAGAAGAACGGCAAGGAAGCCAGCCGCGAGATTGTGCAGCTGCAGGCTGAAATCAAGGAACTTGATCGCCTTCTTGCGACCAATGAACCGATCTTTAAACCCGGCTTCGCTGATGCTGCCAACGCAAGGCTTGAAGAGTTACGGGCAAGGAAGCAGCAGCTTGCTGAGCTGACTGACAAGCAGTGGACAGACGATGAGTTAAACGGGATTCTTGACGGAAGTATTGCGGTTGACGGGCCTGTGCGGCGGGCCGCCGACGCTCTTGATGACTTGAGAGATAAGCGCCGCGACCTGCAGTACAAAATTGACGATCAGCTTGAGCTACCAAGAAACGAGCGCACAAAAACAAACAAGGAGATTAACGCCTGGAAGGTTCAGATCATTGACTACAACAAGAAGATTAAAGTAGCACAGGCCAAGCTTGACCGACGCATTGAGCGATACGGACTAGCAGACAAGGTCTACGATTGGGACTTCAACAGAGGCGAGCGCCGCACGGCAAAGCAAGAGCGCGCCTACATTATTGACCGCGAGAAGGACACGCTCAACGAGCTTTATCAACTTGCATCAGATGCCGGCAACCTCAACCAAGCTGCCATGGATCAGCGCAATGCGGCATGGCGCGTTCAGCGAAACGAGAAGCTTCAGCGCATTGCCCAGCTGGAGGACTATCTCTCCAAACCAGAAAGCTGGAACGACTTCTTTAACACCAAGTGTTTGGTGAAGATGGAAGAGGCTGGCTACGAAACGATCACCGAGTGCCGCGTAGTCGACTTTGCGATTAAGGCCAAGGTGTTCAAGCGCATCCAAGGCCGCGCCAAAAAGTACGGCGAGGAGAAGGTCAAGAACTACCGCGACAGCGACAACGGCACCAAAGTGCGCTCTGCCTTCTTCTGGGTGCGCTATTGCCGCACGGGGCAGAAGTGGGCGCGGCTGCCCTACATCTTCGCCGTGCGCCGCGGTGCTGATGTCGATAACTTCATCTCGCTGAAGTTCATCGCGGGCGATAACCTCGGCAACTGGCAGTTCCGGTTCGATCCGATCGCCGAGACCGCGGCCGAGATGAACACGCACGGCCTGGCTGATTTCGCCTACATCGAGAACAGCGGCGACACCGTCGTGATCCCCGGCCCGGCCGGTGGGCAGTTCACCTTCCTCGGCTCCGTGCGCAGCCGCATGGGCCTCAGGCCACCGCTCAACGTCAACCCGTCAGAGGTGGATGAGTGGGGCTTGTTCTCCGTGCGCTCTGACACGCAGACCAGCTTCAGCTTCGAGGGTGGTCCCGAGTTCGCGATCACTGCTGTGACCGAGCAGCGCGTCGAGGCCTTCTCCAACTACCCCAACCTCTACAACGGCCTCCAGCTGATGGGCTTCAACGCCTACAGCGGCCAAGGCATTCAAGACCTGCGCTCCCTGTCGGTGTTCGTGCTGGAAGGCAAGAAGCTGCGCCGCCTGCGCAATGACGGCACCTACCCGGCACAGCCTGACGGCTCCAGCAGCTTCGCGCCTGACATCTTCCTCGACACCATCCTCGATCCGCAGAACGGCATCGGCCGCTTCGCCAAGATCGGTGGCGTCGACCTGCAGGCACTGGCGCTGGCCAAGCGCTTCTGTCGGCAGAACAACCTCTTCATGGATGGCGTGATTGCAGACAAGGCGCCATGGCGTCAGTTCTGGGCGGAGGTGGCACCGTTCTCGCTGCTCGAGCTCGGCCGTGTCGGCGGCCGCGAGACGCTGGTGCCTGCCGTGCCCTGCAACAACGACGGCAGCATCACCCGCCAGGTGACGATCACCGCGCTGTTTAACCAGGGCAACATCCTCGAGGACAGCTACCGCGAGGAGTTCATCGATTTCGGCAGCAACGTGCAGGACCTGATCGCATCGGTGATCTACCGCGACACCGAGATCGACGGCACCTTCCCGCGGAACCGCAGCGTCGAGGTGAGCCGCGCTGATGCGACCGAAGCGAACGCCGTGCGGCAGACCTTCGATCTCTCTCAGTACGTGACCAACCGCAGCCAGGCGATCCTGTTCGGCAAGCTGCTGTGCAACCAGCGCCGGCACATCCGCCGCGCGATCGACTTCTCAACCTTCCCCACCGACAGCGTGCTGGAGCCCGGCTCCTACATCTACGTGGCGATCGGCGAGAACCAATGGGATCAGGTGACGACCGGCGTGATCGAGTCTGGCGGCGTGCTCAACACCCCGATCGGGCAGGTGCCGAACGGCAGCGGCCTGAAGGCGCTGGTCTACCAGTCCGGCAGCGCCGTGGTGCAGGTGGACAGCGTGACGGTGAGCAACGGCACCGCGGCAGCGCTGGCACCCTATGCCGGCCGGCTGTTCGTGCTCGGGCAGACGATCACCCGCAAGCGGGTGTTCCGCGTAACTGAAGTGCAGATGGATGAAGAAGGGCAAGTAACCGTGAGCGCCATCGAACATCCCTGCGTGGAATCGGGCGGTCAGACCTTGAGCCTGATCGCATCCTTCGCGGATAGTGGGTTCAACATTCGCTAGCCTGATTTCAGACTGGGCCGCTGTTCATGGGCTTCTACACGGGCCGCACCGGCAAACTCGAGTTCTGGGATGGCTCGGCCTACAAGCCCGTGGCCAAGATCCGCGACTGGTCGCTCGAGACCAGCGTGGAGCTCTTGAGCACCACCGCGATCGACAGCACCGCCAGCACCTTCACGCCTGGCCTGAAGTCCGCCAGCGGCAGCGCCACACTGCTCTACTACCGCCTCGAGGCTGGCGAGTCGGCCACGCTGACCGAGTTCACTGCGCTGCTGGGCAAGATCCAGAAGGTTGGCGCTGTCACCGAAGCGGACCGCGTGAAGCTGAAGCTGCGCGTGGGCGCCGGCTCAGCCGACGACATCGAGTTCTTCGCCTACATCACCTCCGCGCAGGTTGGCGTCAGCACCGGCGAGCTGGTGGTGGTGCCGATCCAGTTCACCGTCGACGGTGACTTCGTGGCTGGCGGCGTGATCGCATGACCTTCTTCCTTGGCACCAAGGGCAACATCCGCCTGAGGCGCGGCATCTCACCGCAAATGGGCGAGCTGTCCGACAGCATCAGCCCCGACGACGTAAGCCTCACGCTCAACCGGCTGGGTTTTGACAGCGCTGGTGCCAACCTGCTCACCGGCGATCGCGTCGACATCGCCACCAGCGATGCGCGCGGGCTGATCTGCTTTGCTGCCGCGGCATGGCCCGATTCCGTGCAACGCTCCAGCATCGCGGCCTACGTGAACGTGAACGCTGCCGGCGGCCTGCGCTTCTTCCGCACCTTCACCGATGCGGTGAACAACGTGCGCGCCAATGAGCTGCCGCTGGCTGCCTTCGCCGGTGCTGTCCTGCCAATCACCGTGGCGATCAAGGACACCACCTACAACGTGCTTGGCAACGTGGTCGACTACACGCTGGCGACCGATCGCGAGGCGATCGACGCCACCAGCCTCAACGATCGCTTTCGGCAGCTTTACTCGGCCGGGCTGCTGTCAGGCAGCGGCACGATCGCTTGCGCCTTCGACTACACCACCTCAGGCGTGAACGAGACACCGCTGCTGATGCTGCAGCTGATCAACCGCCTCGACATCGGCAGCGAGTTTGATTGCGCGCTCTACCTCACCGACAAGAGCAACGATGAGACGGTACAAAACGTCTACTACGAGTTCACGGCGATGGTCACAAAGGCCGGCGTGGAAGTGCGCGCTGGTGACATCATCAACAGCACCATCGATTTCGTGACCACCGGTGAGATCAGACTGCTGATCGGTCAAGCTTCCGGCTACGTGCTCAAGGAAGACGACGACAAGATCAAGCTTGAGCAAAGCCTCGACTTCTTGCTCACAGAACCAGACGACTAACATGGGCCTGAGCAGTGGTGCCCCTGGAGGCTGAGCCTTGGCAGACCAACGCATAACGCAGCTGACGGCACTGCCTAAGGCCTCGGTGGCAGCCACCGACGTGCTGCCGATCGCCGACATCTCGGCATCAGAGACCAAGAAGGTCACAGCCAAGGATCTGGTTGATGCCGGCCTCGATCTGGTGGACGCCAGCTCGATCGATCTCGGCAAGCTCGACCAGAGCAGCGGAACGAAGCTGGGCACCGCAGCGCTGGCTGATGACGCCATCACCGCGGCCAAGCTCGGCGAGGACTCCACGATCTTCGTCGGCAGTGCTGCGCCGACCACTGACAACTACGAAGGCCGCGGCTGGCTGAACAGCACCAACGACAGCCTGGCGATCTACAAGGCGGGCGCCTTTGTGCCTATTCAGGTGCGGGCCGACAACATCCCGGCCGGGCAGATCGGCACCAGCGAGCTGGCCGATGGTGCAGTCACCACCGCCAAGGCGAGCAACCTCGGTACGGCTGCGCTGGCGGATGATGCCGTCACTTACGCCAAGCTGCAGAACACCAGCGGTAGCAACGTGCTGCTGGGGCGCAGCACTGCAGGCGCCGGCAACGTTGAGGAGATCAGCTGCACCGCGCAGGGCCGTGCGCTGCTCGATGACGCAGACGCAGCCGCTCAGCGCGCCACGCTGGGGCTCGGCACGCTTGCCACTCAGTCCGGCACCTTCTCGGGCACCTTCAGCGGCACCAGCTCAGGCACCAACACCGGCGACCAGACGATCACCCTTACCGGTGATGTCACAGGCTCCGGCACCGGATCGTTCGCGGCCACAATCGCCAGCGGCGCCGTGAGCGAGGCCAAGCTGGCCACCAACGCGGTGACCACCGCGAAAATCTTTGAAGCCAGCGTGACCGCCGTCAAGCTGGCAAACAACTCGGCCGCTGTCGTTGCCTCCACGGTGCCAGCAGGCGCTGGCGCCTTCATCGGTCAGCAGTGGATCAACACCAACACCGCGATCGAATACACCTGGGACGGCAGTAGCTGGGTGCGGCAGGCATCGCTCGGTGCGGTGCTGCTGTTCTCTGAAACCACGCCGCTCAATTTCGCGGTCACCTATCCCGACCCCTACACCGCCAGCATCGCGGTGGGTGTGGACACGCAGGCTGCGGGCCGCGTGTGGGCCGGCCCGACCAGCGGCGCCGATACGACCCCAACCTTCCGCGCGCTGGTGCCCGGTGATCTGCCGGATGCCACCGCCAGCACCAAGGGCATCATCCAGCCAGGCACTGGCCTGTCGGTTAGCAGCGGCACCCTGAACCACAGCAACAGCACCACCGCCGGCACCTACACGAAGCTGACGATCGACGCGCAGGGCCACGTCACCGCAGGCGCGCTGCTGTCCGCTTCGGACGTGCCTGAGCTGGCAGCGAGCAAGATCACCAGCGGCACCTTCGCGACCGCCTATATCGCCGACGACGCGATCACCGGCGCGAAGCTCGCCAACTACTCAACCGCGAAGGTGGGTGAGGCGCTGCCCACAGCGGACTACATCGGGCAGATCTTCCTGAATCCGCTCGATAAGGCCTTCTTCATGTGGGACGGCAACGTCTGGCAGCCGATCGGCATCTCGGCCGGTTCGGTGATCTTCGCCGGTACGTACAACGCCACCACCAACCAGGTCGCCACGGTCACGACTGAGGGCACCGCGATTGGTCTCAGCGTCGGCAACCCGCTGCCGGCCGCCAGCGCCACAAACGAGCGCTACTACGTGGTGGTGTCGACCGGTGGCACCGGCAGCAGCCCGGCGCCTGCCGTGACGCTGGCACCGCCTGACCTGATCCTGTCCAACGGAGCGAACTGGGTCGAGATCGATGTCAGCTCCACCTATGTGGCGCAGACCGCATCGAACGTCGGGTTCACGCCAGCCGCCAGCCTCGGCAGCACGAACGTGCAGGCTGCGCTCGAGGAAGTGTCCAACGAGTGCCGCAACGCCAGCAACATCACCAGCGGCACACTGGCAGCAGATCGCGGCGGCACCGGCACCGGCAGCTATACCAAGGGCGATCTGCTCGCTGCATCCGGCGGCACCGCGCTGAGCAAGCTGGGGGTGGGCACCAACGGCCAGGTGCTGCGCGCGAACAGCGCTACAGCCACCGGCCTCGAGTGGGGCGCTGATTTCGTCGGCACGGTCACGACCGTCAGCAGCTCCACCGGTGCGCTCACCGTTGCTACTGCCACCACCACGCCTGCTCTGACGATCCGATCAGCCACTACGTCGGTGGACGGCATCGTGCAGCTCAGCGACAGCGTGAGCACCAGCAGCTCGGTGCTGGCGGCAACATCCACCGCGGTGAAGTCGGCTTACGACCTGGCGAACGCGGCGCTGCCGAAGGCTGGCGGCACCATGACCGGCCCGCTCGAGCTGGGTGCTGGCGTCTCGATCGTGTTCGAGGGCGCCACCGGCGATGCGTTTGAGACGGTGCTCACCTGCGCGGATCCAACTGCTGATCGCACGATCACGCTGCCGAACCTGACCGGTACGGTGGCACTCACCAGCCAACTCGACGACGGGACTTACTGATCGGTCCCGTTAGCCTGAGGCGATAACTTCCGGCCTTCAAGGAGGCGTTAAGGAATGGCACTGCAACACCTGCGCAGCAGCACCGCAGACAAGCGGCCGGTGCCCGGCAACATGTCGGACGGTCAGCTCGGCATCAACACCAACACCGGCAGCCCTGGCCTGTTCTTCAAGGACAGCAACAACACGCTGGTGAAGGTCGGCCCGGTGCATGTCGGCACCACAGCGCCGAACGCTTCACCGGCCAGCGGCGGCACTGCCGGCAACAGCGTGGGTGAGCAGTGGCTGGATACCACCGGCGGCACTTACGCGTTCAAGATGTGGGATGGTTCGGCTTGGCGCAATGTGGCTGGAACGTTTGTCGAAGACAAGAACATCATCATCGGCAACGTCGATACGCCGACTGATGTAACCGCTGATGGCGGCGGTATCACGCTGAAGGGCGCCACCGATAAGACAATCAACTGGGTGGACGCCACCGATGCGTGGACTAGCAGCGAACGATTCAGCATCCCACTGGGTAGTACTGCGGCGCCATCGCTGACGTTCACCGGCGACCCAAACACCGGCATTTACTCCCCCGGCGCCGACCAAGTAGCCATCAGCACTAACGGCACTCGGAGGCTAATTATTCTTAGTGATGGGAAGGTAGGCTTAGGAGCTGCTTCTGTTCTTCAGCAAGGCTCTGGAGTTGATGGTGGAAGCG